GCGCCAGCACAAGCACAAGCAGCTGCACCAGCACAGCCAGAACAGCCAGAACAGCCAGCACCAGCACAAGCGCCGTTACAAGCACAGCCAGCACAAGCACAAGCAGAGCCAGCACAAGCACAAGCAGAACCAGCACAAGCACAACCAGAACAGTCAGCAGAAGCACAAGCAGAGCCAGCACAAGCACAAGCAGAGCCAGCACAAGCACAACCAGAACAGCCAGCACAAGCACAACCAGAACAGTCAGCACAAGAACAACCAGAACAGTCAGCACAAGCACAAGCAGAGCCAGCACAAGCGCCAGCACAAGCGCCAACACAAGCACAAGCAGAGCCAGCACAAGCACAACCAGAACAGCCAGCACCAGCACAACCAGAACAGCCAGCACAAGCACAACCAGAACAGTCAGCACAACCAGCAGAGTCAGCAACAGCACAACCACAAGCGGCAGCAGCAGCACAAGCGGCAGCAGATGCACAAGCGGCAGCAGATGCACAAGCGGCAGCAGATGCACAAGCGGCAGCACTGCAAGCACAGGCAGTAAAAGATAGTGATAAACTTTGGGATGAAGAGTTAGCAATAATTAATTCTCTTACACCAAAAATTAATCGTCTTATCGAAAAAATAATTAGGTTTAAACAATTTTCGGAAGATTATGGTCCATCACCAGAAAGTGAAATTGTAGTAGTAGGCGCTGATGCAGGCTTTAGTTCACAAGCACCAGAAGATGCGCCAACAGTAGTAGTGGGAGCACAAGCACCCCCTGCACCAGTACCACCACCAGCACAAGTAGGACAGGATGATATTGTAGCAGAGCAAGAGGCACAACGCCTTCTAGAAGCGGCACAAGAGAAAAAGAAGGCTGCACAGGAAGCACAACGCCTTCTAGCAGCGGCACAAGAGAAAAAGCAAGCAGTAAAAGAGGCAGAGCGCCTTCTAGCAGAAGCAGAAAAGAAAAAGCAAGCAGGAAAAGAGGCAGAGCGTCTTCTAGCAGCGGCAGAAAAGAAAAAGCAAGCAGGAAAAGAAAGTGCAGAGCAACAGGCAGAGCGCCTTCTAGCAGAAGCAGAAAAGAAAAAGCAAGCAGGAAAAGAGGCAGAGCGTCTTCTAGCAGCGGCAGAAAAGAAAAAGCAAGCAGGAAAAGATAGTGCAGAGCAACAGGCTGAGCGCCTTCTAGCAGAAGCAGAAAAGAAGAAGCAAGCAGGAAAAGAGGCAGAGCGTCTTCTAGCAGCGGCAGAAAAGAAGAAGCAAGCAGGAAAAGAAAGTGCAGAGCAACAGGCTGAGCGCCTTCTAGCAGAAGCAGAAAAGAAGAAGCAAGCAGGAAAAGAAAGTGCAGAGCAACAGGCAGAGCGCCTTCTAGCAGCGGCAGAAAAGAAGAAGCAAGCAGGAAAAGAGGCAGAGCGCCTTCTAGCAGAAGCAGAAAAGAAAAAAGGTGGTGGGAAAAATTTAAATAAACGCTCTAAAACAAGAAAGAGAATACAGAAATAAGCATGTAATTTTAACTAAAGGATTAATAATATCAATAATAATATCAATAATAATATTAATATTATTAACATAAAGTATTTCATAGAAAATTGAATAGAAATACTATATTAATGTAATTATAAAATCTGCTACAATATGGAAACTACTGAAGAATCTATTTTCGAGCCGAGGGAGAATCACATCACGACAAAATCTAGTGAAATCGTGGAGAGACTTTGTGGACGTGCTAAACAAGATATTGTGCGCACAGGAGTTCGAACAGATGGTTCGCCGTGGATTATGGTTGCTGATGGGCATGGGAAAGACCTGGTCACCGATGCCTTGCGTGCACAAAATTGGGACGAAGTGATGAATATGGAAGATTATTTTGGATATATAGAAGATATGATAAAGGAGTTGGGAGATACAAGCGGGAGTGGTGCAACTATGTCAACAGTTATTATGGCGCCCGATGGATTTCATTGCAAATGGCGCGGCGATTCTGTCATCAAGATTTTCGAGGATAGCACTGAAGTGTTTTCCGCGAGGCCACATAATATGCATCATGAAGAAGAGGCCACGCGCATGCAAAGTTTTGTAGCAGAACCGCAGGCATTTAATATTTTGGTTCTTTCCCCAACAGAACTTACCATGGAACCATCAAATTATTATAACGTAGGCATGAAAATAAACCGTTATGGAAGCCTTTCTCCGGATAATATTGCAATGACGAATGCACTTGGTCATAACGGAGGTAGCGGTGGGATAGCAGAAGAGGAATTTATTCCCAAGAAGGAGGGTGTAGAATATTCTGTTGTTGTCGCCACAGATGGACTTTGGGATATGATTTGTGATGATGACGAAGGGCTCATTGCAACATCTAGTGCCGAGGAATTAGCGGATATTGCGACAAACCGCTGGGAACAAGAATGGGATTATACATATCCAAATCCTCGCGTGTATAAAGGAACAGAGCTGGAATACACAATAGAGACAAAAAAACAGAAAATGGGTGCTGACCAAAAAGATGATATTGGTATCGCTGTTTGGCGAGGGGCGTATAGTTAAATACTAAGTTAAAATTGTATATTTGTATATTACTTTCACTATTAACAAAAAAATATAATATGATTATATTTTTATGATTAAATTTCTATAATAATTTTATGCTGCTTATTTTTTCTTTTGTTTATTCTGCAATCGTTTACTTCTACGTGTTGGTAACAAACTGTGTCCGGGCGACCGTTTACGTTTAGTTGAAGTGTTGCGTTTCGATTTTTTATTATTTTTTTTTAATTTTTTTCCTCCAAATCTCTCTGTTTCGAAAAGCCTTCTTTTATTATTCCTCGTTCTCGCTGCTACTGGTGCTACTCTTCGTCGAGTTCTTGTTGCTACTGGAACTGTAGCCGATGCCGCTGGCGCCACCTCCAGAGATTCTTCTTCAGCAAGTTCTAAATCTTCTGATGGACATGTGCCATCACCAATAAAATAATGGTAGCCATAAGCTTCCCACTGGTCTAAAACTTTTCTAATATTATTTAACAGTTTTGGTGTGTCCATGTCTAAAGGTTTGGCGTCTTCTGGACATTTTTGGCCTCTGAGAATGGTTCTACAATCTTTCCAAGATGAAATGACAAATGTATTCAGTGCCACACGAAACCTCCTACCCTTCACACTATCTTTAGATATTATCATTCTATACATATCTATCATAGTCATTTGCAATTGTTTTCTAGCTTCGGGACTTGTTTCTAAAGGTAATTCATAGCCTAAATATTTTAATAAAGTGTAAGTTTGACACAAGGTATCATTTATATTAGTATCTATATCTTGATAACAAGGGGCGAATTCTTCACCCGGTTCTACACATCCATCAACACTACACCATTTTTTCTTTTTAGAGAATTTACCTTTTTTATCCTTAAGATAAATAACATGATGAAACTCGTCTTCAAAACCACTATCTTGTTCTACATCTTCGTAAACTAATTGATATTTATGTTTGTTATCCTTCCATATCTCAACAATTTCTTCTCTAACACCTTCATCACCAAAAATTTGATTTATAAATGTAAAATGCGCTAATCCAAATCGTCTTAGTTTTTCATTAGTGCATATACTCATGATATATATATATATATATATATATATATCATAGTATATTATTTTATAATAGTATATTTAATAATTACAAAAATGGAATGTAACGCATCACGTTATTATCATATATGGTGGCCTTAAAAGCGTCATTATAACCCTCGACATAAACAGTGTCACCATTATAGATATTATCACAACCATATTCGTTTGTGCAACTTTTATTTTTATTGGAAACAGGGAGCTTAATCATGGCGTTCTTATCACTCATGGTGTAGAAATTCCACTTGTCACGATTGGTAAATAACGGTTTCCCCATAAGAGGAAGTATCATTTCTTCGCCATTCTCTCTTGTTAATATACCAACCTGTCTATATGTGCTGTCAACAGACTGTGTCGGAATATTAATGGGAATAGCCGGTGGTCCGGTGGACATCACAACGCGATCGTCGCGTAAAGGCGGTGTGTATGGATTCATTAAAACATCATTTTGTTGTTGAGAATAACCAAAACCTGGTCTCACATCATAACCAGAAGCTTCGCTTTGTGCGATAATTATTTTTTCAGTGGGATGTGCAATTTGCTGTGGGGTTTTTATTTTTACGTAAATCAAAATACTTACAATAATTATAGATATAATAACAAGCGTCACATTTTCAATACATAATACACCAGGAGGGCAGCGTCTAGCCATTATATATAATAATATATAATAATATATAATAATATATAATAATATATAATATATTATTATAAAATTATCTGCACTGTTCTTATATTTAAACACCCTTTACTTTAGCTAACCCCCCCATCATTTTCTCCATTTTGTTCATCATATTCTCGACATCAAATTTTTCTAACATGCCACCAGCCTTTTGCATCATAGGCTCTAATTTATCAATATTTTTCATGAGTTGCTGTTGTTTGTGTCCTAAACGTTCTGTTTCGTCGCTCATTTTATTAATCGCATCTGAATTCAATAAAGTATCTAAATTATCATATGCTTTCTCTAAAGTAGATGCGTAATCAATATTACTTTGCTTTCCGCCAGCAGCCCCTTTTTGTTCGGTTTCGTCCGCCCCAACAACAACATCCTCTTCCTCCTCACTGTCTTCTGCGCTTTTCTGGTTTACTTTTTTCGGACGTAGACGCGCGTGTCCTTCTTTCATTTTATCTTTCTTTTTTTTTTTATTTTTATCAACTACAGCTTCTTCATCTTCATCACCATGTCCCATACCTTCAATAACAGAGCCAATGAGACCATTACTAGCAGCAAAACTAGTTGCTAATACTGAAACCCCCATAATAATAATCATATTTTTACTAAAATTTGATGCTACAATACCAACAACAAGCATTAAAATCACAGCATCAAAATTACGTGTCATTAAATAACCAAATAAATTTGTCACAGCGAGGAATAAAACTACATATAATACCATTTTATTTTTGAGTAAAGCTTTGAGATCCCACTTCATTATAATATTATGACAGAAAAAATAATCTATAAATTTAAATCTATAAATTTAAATCTATAAATTGAATTAAAAATTTATATAATACGAAGATACATTCTATAATATAAATAATGTTTAAACTTGCTATATGTGATTTGTATCATCCATTAAAATACGGTAACACTGAAAATAGTAGTAATAATATCATGGGACAGTTTTTAGTAATTGAATTAATGGATTCCGATGAGTTCTTTGACGAGCCAGGAATTATTAATACATATGAAGATAATTTATGGTATACACAGTGTTATTATGGTGAACTCACACATCCTTTCATACGTAATTATAATCATTATATTTTGTCTAAAAAATATAATAATACTGCAATAGTAGAAACACATGAATTGCCTGGTGGAGAATTGGTTGCTGTGTTTAAAACCTTCTGGATTTCGATTATTCAAAGACGTTGGAAACATATCATGCAAGAAAGACGGCTAGTATTACATATGCGGAAAATGCCGAGTGCCATATTATATCGAGAGACCCATGGAAAGTGGCCGCCTTATTGTTCTAGATGGCCATTGTTTATGCTAAATATTCCTTAATGTTTGCGTCTTCTATGTGATGTGCGACGCTTTTTATGTGCTGTTCTGCGTGCTGTTCTGCGTGATGTTCTGCGTGATGTTCTTTTACGTCCGCCTCGTAATGATGCCAATTTTCTTTTACTAGAAGTTCTTTTTGTGTGTGTTTTTTTATGTGACGGTGTTCGTCGATGTTTTTTTACAGAATAGCGAAAGCCACCTCTATTCGCCATTGCTTGTTTGTTTTGCCGCCTTTGGCCTTGTTGAGAAATAATTGGTGCCTCGCGACCTTGCTGCTGAGCCATTGGCTCAGGTTTAGATGGTTTTGCTGGTTCCCTCTGCACTACAGCAGGAGCAGCACGCACCACAGGAGCAGCAGCTGCTACAGAAGCTTCTGCCCCTGTGCCATCATCCCCTTCCGAACCAGTATCCGGATCGATAGAATTTTTCAGCTCGTTAGCTTTATCCAGGACGCGTTGTAATGCCTGTGCGCTTTCTGACTCGTTAGAAAATCTTGCGGCGGAGGTAGCCTCAGAAGCTATGGCCGCAATTTTTTCCGACAATGTCGCTGATTTTACGCCATATTTTGTATGTAATGTTTCTAATAAGGCGAGCACTTCAGCCGCTTTTGACCCTATTGGACCGGTTCCTTCTTCAAGCTTAGAATAGGATGCCTTAAGTTCGTTAAGTTGGTTACGAGCATTATCAGCAGCAAGTATAAGATTATCCAGAGTTACTGACATAATATATTGTATATATATTATATATACAATATTTTTAAAATTAGCCGACCATTTTTGTGATTTTATCTACTTCACGTTTTATTTGTGTCATTTTTGCTAAAATATCTTTTTGATCTTCCTTACTTTGTTCTAACAAACTTTTGGATATTTCAGTATCTTGCGAAATACTATCTATATATTCGGATATGATACGCAATCCTTTTTCTTGATCCACTTTTTGTTTCTTAATATATTTATAATACTTGATATAATCTTCTACTACACCTGTTAGAAATTTGTTTTGTTTTTGTTTCTCTCTAACTTTTATAAAATTCTCGTCCATTTCGTGTTGTGCTTGTTCTAACATGTTACGCATTTCTGCCTCTTTACTATCTAAAATAGCTAACTTTGTCCCATCAGATACCTGTGCACTATCAGGGATCTGTGCACTATCAGGGATCTGTGCACTATCAGGGATCTGTGCACTATCAGGGATCTGTGCACTATCAGAGCATCCTGGTGATGATAATGTATCATCATATCGTTCATTATCACATATCTTTATTTTAACATTCATATAATATAATAACATAATATTTAGTTGACATAATTACGCAGTAATTATTATTGCGATTATTTAAAGTTTTCATACCATTAATCGTGCAATACTTAATTATATATTTTAGACATTATAATTATTATTTAAAAGAAATATAAAATCTCTACCATATATTATTTAGGATGTCTAAAATTGTCAATGAACCTCTACTTACTGAAGACCCGGATAGATACGTAATGTTTCCCATACAAGACCATGATATCTGGTCAATGTATAAAAGACAGGTTGATTGCTTTTGGCGAGCGGAAGAGATAGATTTTTCAAAAGATATGGCCAGCTGGAAAACGCTCACAAACGATGAAAAATATTTTATAAAAATGATTATTGCATTTTTTGCTGGTGCGGATGGCATTGTGTTAGAAAATTTGGGCACGCGTTTTATGTCAGAGGTGCAAATTTCCGAGGCACGCGCCTTTTATGGGTTTCAAATAGCCATGGAAAACATACATTCTGAGGTGTATTCTTTGCTGATTGATACCTATGTAAAAGACCGTCTTGAAAAAGATAAATTATTTAAAGCCATGGAAAATTTCCCCTGTATCAAAAAGAAAGCAGACTGGGCAATTAAATGGATAAACGACAAGCGCAGCACTTTTGCCACACGTTTGATAGCATTTGCTTGTGTAGAAGGCATCTTCTTTTCGGGGGCTTTTTGTTCTATCTTCTGGTTAAAGAAACGTGGGAAAATGCCGGGATTAACATTTTCGAATGAATTGATTGCACGCGATGAAGCGCTGCATACAGAATTTGCTGTATTATTATATAAAAAGCTTTTGAAAAAAGTTCCGAAAAAGCGCGTTATAGAAATTGTAAAAGAAGCAGTAGAGATTGAGCGTGAATTTATTTGTGAAGCGCTGCCCTGTAAATTAATTTCAATGAATTCTAAATTAATGACTCAATATATCGAATTTGTGGCGGACCGTTTAATGGTCCAGTTAGGTTATGACAAAATCTATGATGTAACATGCCCCTTTGATTTTATGGAGCAAATATCGATTGAAGGAAAAACCAATTTTTTTGAAAAACGTGTAGGGGAATATGCTTTAGCAAATAAAGAGAAAGATGACACTACATTTGATTTAGATGGTGCTTTTTAATAATGAAATAGTTTACTGTTATAAATTAATAATATCATTAATAATAATATCATTAATAATAATATAATAAATAATATTATTATTAATTTATTATAGTATTATATATGCCATCAAACAGATTTCGTTCGCACGCGGATTATATTAAACATAAATCTTGTGATCAAGAAACATTGTGGAGAAGTAAACACCCAAAACCGGGGAATGGATATACTGCAACCAGTTATTCTGTTTATAATAATAGATGTGATACCAAAACAACGTCTTCAGTTGATGATCATCTATGCACAGTAGATTGTGTTCCAGAAGAAAAAACTACTCTTGACTGCGATCAAGAAGCCAGTAGCGCCATTTCTGAAATATGTGCATAAATATTTACAGAATATAAATTTAAAACTAAAAAAGAATATATTATATAATGAAAATAGGTGTTCTTATACCGGCAACATCTAAAGGACATTCATGGCAAACAATTAAAGACACTTTTTTATATAAATATTCACTAACAAGTTTTTTATTAACAAGAAGTGAACAATATACATATACGTTTTACATTGGTATTGATCGCGATGATCCAGTATACGATTTACCTGAAAATAAAAAACATTTCGAGAGAATATGTTCCATAATGACGGGAGTATCCATAGAATTCATGTATATGGATAATATTCCGAAGGGTCATCTTACAGTGATGTGGAATGTTTTATTTAAAAAAGCATATGATGATGGTTGTAATTATTTTATTCAATGTGGAGATGATATTATTTTCAAAACCAAAGGATGGATAGAAGCAGGAATAAATAAATTGCAGACTTCATCTAATATAGGCGTGTGTGGTCCATTAAATAATAATCCACGTATCATAACACAATCACTAGTTTCTAGAAAACATATGGATATTTTTAAATATTATTTTCCACCAGAAATAATTAATTGGTTTTGTGATGATTGGATTAATGAAGTATATGCTTCTCAAAATAAATTATATAAATTAGAAGAACATTTTTGTATAAATGCTGGAGGACAACCACGGTATGATATAAATAACGAAGTTAATTATAGCTCAGACCAAAATGAATACAAAAAAAGTTTACATAATATGCGAGATATATGTAGTAGAATTGTTAGAAGAGATACTATAAAATTACGACGTAAATGAAATAGAAAATATATTTTATATAATATTATAAACTTGTAATAATATTATTCCTTATAAATCATTTAACTATATTTATCCAGAATAACTTTGGGAATGAGTTGCTCTTTCAACACTTCCAGTTTTTTATAACATTTATTAATGGTAACCTCACTAATGCCACTCACCTCATATACCGCATGTTTTGAAAGACTTACATTGCATTGCTGTGCAATGAAATAAATGATACCCGCAGCAATAGAGTTTGGTGTATTTTCCGGAATAAGTGAATTTTGTTGAATGCGAAAGGAAACAAATTTACATAGTTTAGATAGCTCGGCATTCATGTGCAACCCGCTACAATAACGATCAATGAAGGAATCTGGTGTTGTGTGAAATAGCGTTGTTTTGTCGGTATGTTCCATATTTCTCTCCATGTTATTAATAATTTCAATAGCATTTTTGCATCCTTTTGTAGCACTCGTATTATCAAGTCTAAATATTGTCGCAATTTCTTTGGCTGTTCGTGGAAAGTTATTAATTCTAGCAGAGATATAAATAGAGGCGGCGATAATGCCATGTCGGTTAAGACCACGAAATGTTTTTGCTTCCGAAATTTTTTTGTGATATCGCATTGCATCATCAATAATAAGTTTAGGAATACCCGCTTGATTAGCATAAATCGTAATTTTTTGAAATTCATCATATTGCGACTTCTCTTTATACGGCATGGCTTGCCATTCGGTATAGCGTTTTATTTTGCGCATTTCATATGACGGTTTGCCGCCACATAAAACTTTACAACCAAAAGAGGATTCTTTTAGCAATGGATTGATCGGCATTCCGCAGCGCGTTGGATCATCTGTGCAATTATCATTTGCACCATAATATCTCCATTCAGCTCCATCATTCATAACATCTTTATAAATGATTCCACATGCACTGTTTGTGCAAACTAAAAATCCATCGTCGTCGCATGCAACTGGTTTTCCACAGCAGTCACAAGTATCACGCTGCCCTTCGCTGCGGAATAAACACTCCATTTTCGGTTTTGGCTCTAACGGAAATGCTGCCCACATTTTTTCTTTTTGATACTTGCGGGATTTTCTATTTTTATGTGTTTTCTTGTCTGTTGCCATATGTGTAATTATAAGTTGTAATATTTTATTTTAATTCAATTTTATTATATATATTTAAAATAAATGGGAAATGAATTTTCAAAACAATCTGATTCTAAAAAGCCTAGTTTACTATCAGAAATAAATTTTATTGCAACAAACTACATTCTTACGCAAAATTTTACCGATATGGAAAATCTCGCCGATTCAAAATATTGTGATAAATTAGTTGTTTTAACTTCTAAAATAATTGCGAGCAAATTAACTAATTTAGAAATAAAATATTTGGCACAAAAAATGCGATATGGAAAAGAAACAAATATACCGGCAAAAGATACGGTTATACTCATCGATAAATCAAACTTAGATGATTTAGATGTCAGCAATAGAGTAAAAAAACGCCGCATATGCATTGGTATAGCCAAATTCTATGTTCAAATTGCACACCTTTTTGCCGCAATCGTAAAAACAATTAATCCAGCTTATACATATAAAATAAATCGCGATGGTGTCGAAATAAAAGAAACGGTTTCCTTACGTGACAAAGACCAAATTCCTAAAGGCACTGTCACGAGTATCAAAGCTAATAATATTTGTGACAATAGAATAAATGCATTATTGAGCCAAAACACATATTCTCAATTAAATACAGACGGTAAAGATTCTGTTACCATTAATCCTAAAATTTGTGACATCAATAATGGTAAGAGTTTAACTAGTCTACCAGGAATACCTGAACTGGAAACACTATACTATGATATTTATGATTATGACCGCGGTGGGATAGATGGTCCGATCAAAAATATTAACCCACTTCCAGATGATATTGATCAAGACCATAAAATAAGTGTTCCTGAGGTGGTAGCTGCTCCTGATTCAGCAGATGCTGCTCCTGCTCCAGCAGATGCTGCTCCTGCTCCAGCAGATGCTGCTCCTGCTCCAGCAGATGCTGCTTCTGCACCCGAATCGATTCCGGAAAAATATCTTGATAAGGCTCAAAAATGGTATGGAGATTTAACTCAAGATATAGCACAAAAATATAGGGCTATTGAAAAAAAATATAGTGATAATACTGCAGCAGCTGCTGGTGGAGGAAAAGCTCAACGCCAAGGATTTGTTAAAATGTCGGAGAGAGCGAAAGAAGTATACAATAAAGATGTGTATGATTTCTGGACAACATTAACTGGTAAAACAACGATTCCGATGCAAGATGGTGTTCCTACGATACAAAAATTTTCGGATATAAACATAGATGATTTTGAACGCATGCCAGAATGTAGGGCTGATGGCAAATATAAAAAATCATATACCATAAAAAAAACAGATAATTTATTTGTAGATTATGCAAACAATATTAAAACTATGATGCAAATAACAAATGATGCCCGTAATAAATTATTGAAAATATTATCAAAATTATTTGCTCGAACTAAAAATGAGAAGACGGATAAGACAGAAGTTGTTATTCATCCTGATTTGACAGAGAGTTCTCTGAAGATTCTTATAGATGAAACACGGGCAATTATTGTAAAATTATATATCACATGTGAAAAATCTTTTAAAGAAGGGATAAAGATTTTAGATTCAATTGTTGATAAAAAAAAATTTGATTTAACTTCTTCACTGACACAAGATATTGAGAATAAATTAGATGATTTAATGTCCTCAGATATCTTCTCTGAAAAGACAAACATTCAAACACAAAAGCCCAAATCTGCACCAGCAGCACAGCCAGAAGCCACAGCACCAGCTCTAGCAGCACAGCCAGAAGCCACAGCACCAGCTCTAGCAGCACAGCCAGAAGCCGCAGCACAAGCTCCAGCAGCACAGCCAGAAGCCGCAGCACCAGCTCCAGCAGCACAGCCAGAAGCCGCAGCACCTTTACAAAGACAATAATATACAAAATAAAAGAAAAATAATTATATAATATTTAAAAGCTTTAGGAAATATTTTGATTTATATTCTAAGCTAGATGTATTTTAGAGTATACCTGCTATTTTGAGTATATATTATATTTAGGAATTTTATAAGAAAATTTTTTTTTCTAGCGTCATTATATAATGGCTCTCCGTTCATCTGCACGCAAATCTTACGCACGTCGCCGCAAGGCCTCTCATTGCACTGGCAAGCGCGCTCGCACTTGCAATAAAACACGTGGCTGCAAGCATGCTTCTGGCAAGAAGCGTAGCTTCTGTCGCAAAACGAAAAGCACCCGCCGTCGCCGCGGTGGTGGCCGCACCCGCCGCCGTTAAATATAATTCTATTTTAATTTTTAATTTTAATTTTTAAATTGTAAAATAAAATTTTTAATTTATTTATCATAAGAAGTGTATTCTTATCATAAATAAAACTATTTAGGCAATAATTTCATCTGGAAATTTAATCATCTATTTTTAATTTATCTTCTATATTTCTCAATAATGATTTATTATATATTAGATTACCGGACGGTATATATGTATCTATGGATTTAAAATCATCTTTATCTTTATTTTTCTCAGCGCCAATACTTATTTTGTGATTTGTATTTTTATTAAATATCAGATTCTCCGGAGATGTGCTATCAATATCAGAATCTTTGGAACTATTATTGTTGGTTTTATCTATTTTATTACCATGCCCGTCAATAATCACGCCTGTTTTTTTTTTAATTTCATTACGAACATAAGAGGGAATCCAGTGTTTCCATGAAATAAATAATAAATTAGGCGTAGTGTATTTTACCAAAAAGCCATTTTCTTGTAGTTTATCAATTATATAGGCGGTGCAATTTATATTATCATATTTAGGAACACCAATTATCATTTCAGGAACAACAAACCAACAACACTGTGTTGTTACTTGTTGTCTAGATACTACTTTAATTTTTGTATGAATTCTATTTAATATTCTATTAAATGTCGCAACGGTATTGAGATCATGTTGTTTTTTTCTCTCATATAACTCATCTAAATTTATTTTTACATTACCTTCGGGTGTATCACCTAATGTAAATATGGTATCCATAATTACATTAATCATAGAAAAAAAGTTATAAAGCACTACGTTTATATTACTATAATGACAATAAAACATCTGGTAATTAGTGGCGGTGGTCCTTCTGGATTAGTGGCATATGGAGTAATCAAGCATTTGGTTATACAAAAATTTTTAGATATTTCTAGTTTAGAAACAATTTATACATCTTCTGTAGGTTCTATTTTTGGTGCAGTAGTTACACTGGGATATGACTGGGAGTGGTTGGATGATTATTTTATTAAACGTCCTTGGAATAAAATTCTTGAGATTGACCCAACAATATTGATGAATTCATTCACAGATAAAGGCATATATGGTTTAGAAATACATCAAAAACTTTTAGAACCTTTATTAACTGCTAAAAATTTATCTCCCACTATTACTCTGAAAGAATATTATGAATATAATAACATTGAGTTTCACATTTTTACTAGTGACTTAAATAAAGATATTCCTATGTCAATTGATTTGTCCTATAAAACACATCCAGATTTACCGCTAGTCAAAGCAATATATATGAGTGCATCCTTTCCTTTTTTGTTTAAACCTCTATGTGAAGATGGCAGTTGTTTTATAGATGGTGGTTTATTAAATAATTATCCTTTACAAAATTGCATTGATAATATTAAGAAAATTAATAGTAAAAATAATAACAATAAACAAAAGAGTGATTTTGTCAATTATGATGAAATTATTGCTTTAAAAAAAATAACTACGACAAATACAAGAACTATTTGTAATGATACAAATGTATTGGAGTATGGACTCGAGATGTATAGAAAAATGCATCAAGCAATTCTAAAAGACACAGAATCTAAAAGTAATGATATTGAAAATACCATTGAATGTGTCGTTAAAAATGAGACTGGCTTTGAATCATGGTGGAATATATTTTCAACTGAAAAAGGTCGCAAAGAAGTTATTAGTGATGGAGAATCAATTGCAAAAGAATTTATAGAGAAACATTTAAAAACTGCTTAAGTGTTTCAAATTCTGGTTTGGCATCATATTCAATGACTTGGTTTCCGACAACTAATTTAATAGTCGGATAACCTTCCACCTTATATTTCTCGGCTGTTTCAGGTTCTTTTTCACAATCTACTGCTATAAAATGTATCGTCTTTCCATTTATTTTGTTAGTTCCTATATCCGTTTGTAATTCATTCCATACCGGCTTGGCAGTTTTGCAATGCGGACACCAATCTGTGTAAAAAAAGTATAAATCTGCACTATCGATATTGTCTTGAGGACCTGCATCAACAAATTCTTTGTTTGCTATATAATTTGTATTTGGTGCGATGTATGTTCTATATGTGTAAACGGCTATAATAATAAATACGATAGAAACACCAGTGATAAGCCAAAAGCGTTTGTTAGTAAAAATATCTTTTACACTCATTTATATATTCTATTTGGATTATTTGAAATGATGTCTAACGAATTCTAAATATTATAAATATATATTATTTAGAGATTATTATGTATATATGTTAATATGATATTTCGTGACCACAATGGAATGCTTGTAGATATAAAAAAACTAGATTATACACGTGATAGTCATTACTATCGCGCGATCTTAATCGCTAAAAAAAAGGAACTACCGTTGCGCCACCCCGATGAAAGAGATAGGATATTAAATATTTTTCGAACTTCTGTGCCCATTAAAAAGGGTCATTAAATTTAAAAATTTTTGAAATATCACAAAATATACTTATATAAAGAGTCCTCCTAAATATATATAGATATATGCATCGTTCTTTTTTAACACGTTCTCTTTCTTTAGGATTAAAACAAACAGATCATGAGTTGTATAAATTAATCCAAAAAGAACATATACGTCAGAAAGAAGGGTTGGAACTAATTGCTTCTGAAAATTTCACATCAAAATCAGTCATGGAATGTTTAGGTTCTGTGTTAACCAATAAGTATTCAGAAGGACTACCGGGTAAAAGATATTATGGTGGTAATGAGGTTATTGATGAAATAGAAAATTTATGTATTACTAGAGCCCTAAATGTCTTTCGTTTAGATAATAAAGCATGGGGCGTTAATGTGCAACCGTATTCTGGTAGTAGTGCGAATTTTGCGGTATTTACTGCTTTACTAAAGCCACATGATAGAATTATGGGTTTAGACCTTCCTTCCGGTGGTCATTTAACGCATGGATTTTATACTAGTAAAAAGAAAGTATCAGCAACTTCTATTTATTTTGAATCGCTGCCGTATACTATTAAAGAAGACGGTTATATCGATTATGATAATTTAGAAGATTTAGCAAAAAAATTTAAGCCGAAATTACTTATTTGTGGTTATAGTGCGTATTCAAGAGATTTAGACTATGCTAGATTTAGAAAGATTGCCGATATGAATAATTCTTATTTATTATGTGATATGGCACATTTTAGTGGTTTAGTGGCTACGCAAGAAATTAGCACCCCTTTTGACTATTGCGATATCGTAACCACTACCACGCACAAAACTTTGCGAGGCCCTCGAGCAGGTATGATCTTTTTTAAAAAAGAATTTGAAGATCAAGTTAATCAATCGGTATTTCCTGGTCTACAGGGTGGACCACATGAACACCAAATTGCCGCTATTGCAACGCAAATGAAAGAAGTTGCTACACCAGAATTCAAATTATATATTCAGCAAGTAAAAAAAAACGCAAATGTTTTGGCAGATGAACTAATAAAAAATGGTTACCATGTAAGCACAAATGGCACAGATAATCATTTAATTTTAATTAGTTTACATAAACAAGAAATCACTGGCAGTAAAATAGAAAAAATTTGCGAAAAAGCCAACATGTCTATTAATAAAAATTCAGTATACGGCGATAAATCTGCGCTCTCTCCAGGTGGTATACGATTAGGAACAAACTCGTTAACAACGAGAGGCATGTTGGAGTCTGATATGATAGTAGTTGCGAATCTACTACACAAATGTATACAGCTTGCGATTAGAATTCAGACAGAAACAGGAAAACCATTAAAGGCTTTTTGTGAAGCTTTGGAAAATAATGCAGAATTAGAGAATATAAAAAAAGAGGTTGTTGAATTTTCGAGTGGGTTTGAATTATATGAATAATAAATACATATCAAAAATTTAAATTTAAATTACAATATTTAGATTAAAAAATATTGTATTTATAATTTTCGAATGCTAATATAATATGAGTAACACACGAAAACAAATTAATGTAAAGAATACAAAACGCGTAAGAAAAAGAAAAAACGTAAATAAAACAAAACGTGTATATAAAAAGAAAGAGTATTCGAGCGGTGATGGAATGTTAACCACTGTTTGGGGTCCTAGTATGTGGCATTATATGCACACCATGTCGTTTAATTATCCTGTAAAACCAACTATTGCAGATAAAACACATTATAAAAATTTTATTTTAAATTTACAAAACGTGCTGCCATGCAGACATTGTCGAGAGAATCTTACGCGTAATTTTAAAGCACATCCTATACGTATGTGTGATATGAAAAATCGTGAAACATTTTCACGCTATGTCTATAAGCTCCATGAGGTCGTGAATAAGATGTTAGGTAAAAAATCAGGATTATCTTATTGTGATGTGAGAGAACGATACGAACATTTCAGAGCGCGTTGCACTTTAGAAAAGCCCAAAATGTTTCATTTTAGGAAAACTAAGAAAAAAGAAAAAGGATGTACTGAGCCTTTGTATGGGAAAAAATCAAAATGTGTGATTAAAATTGTTCCACAAGATGAAAAATGTCAAACTATGCAGATAGATAAAAAATGTATTAAGAAAAAATAAAATATTTGTTTAAGGTATATAATGCATAGACATAAGCCTAAAACTCGCCAACGTCGCCAAAAACAACTAGAAAGAGCACGCGGAGAAGACACGCCCGAGAGAGGTTCCGTTGCTGCTGCTGCTGCCAAACAGCGTGTGTTTTTAATTGGCAAGGATGGAACAAAAACGCCTGTTACTGGGGTTGGGTCTCGCATAACATACGAAAGAGGGTCTGATAAATCAGCGAAATTATCAGAGTACATGCGCGCTTCTGAAGAAGAGCAAGTAAGGGCAGCAGCTGCGGAAGCAGAAGAAATGGCCGAAGAAGAAGTTGCAACAGCTGCAGCAGCAGAAGAAATGGCAAGAGAAGAACAGGAGGAATTTCTAGAGAGTAACTTAGGTTTTATTGAAAGACACCGGATCGGTATATTTTTATCACTATTACTTGGTTTACTGGTAATATATATTCCTGGAGCGCGTGAAAAAGCGTTGGGGAAAATAGCGCATAATGCATCATGGTCTGTATATTTTAGTATTTCAAATAGAGAGAAGCTTACTATACTTGATAATATATTAACATCAGATATTTCAGATAAAATTATAGAATATTTAGCTAGAATTCAGGAATATGTTCCTAATTTATTTAGTTCTGTGAGTGATGTTTTAATTGGAGTAAAAGGAGCACTTTCTTCTCGGTCATTAACAGGCATTACCTTATTGATCATTAATAAAATAAATATCATAGCTGGAATAAGAAACTTATATAATTATCTAAGAAAACCTGCAACTCCGCCTGCGCCTGGTAATTTAGAACCAGATGGTTTACAAGAATTAATGGACTATAAAGAACAAGAGCTGGAAGATATGAGTCGCGGGTTAACTGCTAGAGATCCTGAAGCGATAGGCAAGTTGATCACGAGTATAGGTGGTAGAAGTATTCGAAAAACAAAATATAGAAAAACAAAAAAACGTTTATCAAAAAAGACTAAAAAAAAGAGAAACTACAAACGTGGTCTATCTAAAAAACGACGTAGTGCAACTAAATCATCTAAAAGCAGACATAGAAAGAATCGTCGGACAAGAAAATAAAGCTGTATGTATTTTAGAGAATAATAATTCAGTATATAATAAATATTATAGTTTAATACAATATTTATTATATTCAAGTTTGGAGCACCTTTTCTAAAGGTGCAAAGTTTGGAGTGCCTTTTCTAAAGGTACACATTACATACCAAATTGGCTAAAATCCGCTAAAACAGGCCGAGGAAGATAATCATCGTCATTCGTTTTGTAATTAGGGACTTTTTTACATTCAAATGCCGGCTCTGGACAGCGCGCACATGGCGGACAAGGACGGCATGGTTCTTGTTTTGGGCAGCTAGTTACCGTTGGGCAAGCAGGGCAAACAGGTGGAACTATTTCTGACTTTAATACATACAAGTCTTCATCTCCCCGGGGAATTTGATCACGTGAAATCCCTTCCTTGGAGGTATTTTCTGGAGCCATGTATGGATCAAATCGCATATCTACTTCAGGATCGTCCCTCACTTCTTCGGGTGCATTATTGTCGGAGCGTCCTGTTTTATCAGTGAGACCTTCTGTAATTACTAACCCGGCTGTGCCTGCAAGCAAAGCTGCTAATAAAATTAAAAATAAATGTAGTTTAGTAAGCTTCATTATATATATATATATATATAATACATAAAATAATAAATTTATAGCGTGTAGAATAAAATTGATTTCATATAATATAAATTATACCGACACAAAATGCCTAAAAGTAAAGCTCCTCCCTTAGAAAAATGGTTCAGTGATGATCCTTCTATTGAAATGGGTGTGGATGAAGTAGGAAGAGGTCCGATGTTGGGACGCGTGTATAGTGCAGCTGTCGTTCTTCCTAAAGATGATATTTTTGACCATGATTCCATGAAAGACAGCAAGCGATTTAGTTCGGAAAAGAAAATCACGGAAATGGCAGAATACATTAAAGAACATGCGATTGCCTGGGGCGTAGGATATGTCGATGAAAACGTCATCGATGAAATAAATATTCGACAAGCAACTCACCTTGCCATGCATATGGCTATTCGAGAATGCTTTAGTAAATTTACCGAACAAGATAAAGAAACTATCTCATTTCATCTTTTGGTAGATGGTAGTGATTTTAAACCATACGTAGTGATGAAAGGTGAATATGGTCTTGTGCAAATTCCACACACAACCTTTGTTGGTGGGGATAATATGTATACATCTATTGCGGCGGCGTCTATTTTGGCTAAAGTTTCTCGTGATGAGTATATTAAACAATTATGTGAAGAAGAACCTATATTAGACGAAAGATATGGCATTCTTAAAAACAAAGGCTACGGAACGGCAACGCATATGGCAGGTATAAAAGAACATGGTATTACAAAATATCATCGCAAAAGTTTTGGGATTTGCAAACAATATCAGTAAAATTGAATAGATAAAATATCTTAAATAAATGATAATAAAAGTGTAATATGTCCGGAAAAAACAGCATGACGAAATATTACTTTATTGTAAAATCAACCCAAAATACTTGGGTGCCTATATTAAGTCCGTTTGTCATGTCTTCACCAAATTCAAATGCTGGCGAATTTCTGTCTTCATCATGGTATAAAAATGCTATTCCAGAAGAATATGAGTGTGCTGTTATTCGAGTTACCATTGATACTACTGATAAAAAAAAACGAGTTGTTGCAGATGCAATGCATATTTTGGACTGCGTGACAAAAATGAATGATGCAGACGATTCTACTATTAAAGAACTAGATTTTGTTATTATGCATCATGTGATGAAAAAAGAATATTTGCTTTCAATTCATAGCCGTCTACGAAAATTACTAGAGAATAGTAATAGTGATATTGCAACAACACATGCTACTATGCAAACTGCCACCGGATCTTTTGGAATGTCATTTGCTGTTAAAAAAAACGAACAGCCACATATGTATTGTCCATCATTTGAATTGGTATAATGCCGTATATTATAAACAATATAAATAATATATTATAATATATATATATATATAATGATAACTCTACCAGGAAAACTAAGTAAAATTTTTTCATTGCATGCAAAACCGATACAAACCCAACTTATGCTGGGAAGATGGAGCATTCTGGAAACACCATCATATATTTATAAATATATGGACACTGAAACTGCATACTCCTCAAATACCTATACTATCAAAACTTATACTTTAGAAGACGAGCGATTGTCAGAAATGAATAAACGCCAGTACAACACTAAAAAAAAATAAGTGCAAACTGTTATTTGGAGTGCTATAAATATAAAGCAAAATTGATATAAATTTTGCTTTATATACTTATTTACATAAACAAGTGTGATGAAAGTGTTAATTTTCGATACCGAAACGACAGGACTTCCCACGGAACGCAATCCATCGATTCGCGAAACCGCAAAATGGCCACACATTATTCAGCTCAGTTATATTGTATATGATACAGATACTATTTCAATTACAGATTGGAGTGATGATATTATTAAATTAAGTGATGATGTTGTCATTACAAAAAAAAGCACACAAATTCACGGAATTACACGCTCCATGTCCAAGAGAAAAGGCGTTTCACTGATTGATGCACTCCAACGATTTAACCGCGCGTTGCAAGACTGTGACCGAGTTGTAGGCCATAATATTTCATTTGATAAGCGGATGATTATGGTGGAGTCTATTCGACTCGGTATTGCACAATATTTTACGATTAATGGTCGGGGAAAACCCGAGCAATGCACAATGAAAGCGAATGTCGAAATCTGTAAAATCGAGACCACCAGTCGGTCAGGAGAGAAATATTTTAAATATCCGACATTGACTGAGCTACATGGTAATATATTTCAGCAAACACCAAAGGGTATGCATGACTCAATGGCAGATGTTCTTATTTGTGCAAGGTGTTATGGGAAACTTAATCACGACCACGATGTGATTAAGGATGGTTGTGCGAAGTTTAAATTCTTTCATAAGACGTATTGCCGGTAATTTTCCACTTTTCGAAAAAGTGGAGTCAAAAATAAATCAATTATACCTTTACACTTTTTAACATTTAAAAGTCTGTTTCTTTATATTTAAATAAAAATCCAGCACTAGTTTTTCGTTTTCTATTCAGCACTTCACCTATTTTAATAGTTGTATCAATATTCAATTCTTCTCGTAAATATTTACGAGCCTCAAGTTGAGAAGTAAATGTTTTTATAAATGTTCCATCTTTTTTGAATACATCAAAAGGTTTGTTTTTACACTCAAGTCTATTCAATATTATTCTTATAGCTTCGGGATTGTCTTGATAACATTTTTTTAGTGATTCACTCATTTTTTGTCTTTTAACTGGATCTTGTAAAGGATTATAGTTAAATACAAATCCAGCACTAGTTTTTTGTTCCCCATATAACACAGCGCGTATGTCAATATGTGTTTTAATACTCAACACATTTTGTAAATATTCACGAGCCTCGAAATGATAAGTAAATGTTTTTATAAATGTTCCATCTATTTTGAATACATCAAAAGGTTTATTTTGACCCTTTCCATTCAACATTTTTATTCTATCTTCGGGGTGGTCTTCGTTACGTTTTTTCACAGTTTCACTCTGTTTTTGTCTTTTCTCTTGATTTTCCCACAGTTTTTTTCCTGCTTTACTAGCTTTTTGTCTTTCTTCGGGGTCTTCGAATCGTTTTTTCTGTGCTTTGCCATGTTTCTTTCTTTCCTCAGGGTCTTCGAATCGTTTTTTCAGTGCCTCACTAGCTTTTTGTCTTTGTTCTGTTGTATATTTATAACCAAATGTTCCTTCCCCCCCATATGTCATATTATATCCCTTTCCATTTTTAAAATATGAATCGTATTGTTGAATGTAGTCCATTTCTTTCTTACATAATTCTTCTCGTGTATCAGCACTATCAATTTCAGTAAGATCAAATGTGTCCTCCATATTATGTTTTCTTAAAGCTTTATATAAAATAAAATTTTTATTACTTTTCGCACAGTTTTGATGCTCTTTTTTTCGTTGTTGTAATGAAGTAGTTGTTAATCCAATATAATGTTTTCCATTCGGAAAATCAATTTTGTAAATGAACCCGTAGCTCATATATATTTATATATAAATAATTGTCTAACTCATTTATGGTAAGATAAATAGACTTAAGACGGTATTTTAAATATTCATAAGTGTTATATTATAATACTAATAATAATATTTATTATAATACAATTTTTCTTTTGGTTTTTGACTCCACTTTTTTTAAAAGTGGAAAATTAACTCGAACACATCTCACACATTTCGGTCTCATCTATAATATTATCATTCTCGAGGTTATTATCATTATCTTCGCCATGCTGTGTTTTTTCTGGTCCGATGGTAAACTGCTGTGGCTGATGTCGGGCTTTGCGTCGCAAATAATAGATTCCTGTTTTTAATTTCTTTTTCCACGCATAAAAATGCATCGAAGTCAGTGATTTGTAATCAGGGTCTTCTAACCACAAGTTTAAGCTCTGTGATTGACAAATATACGCACCGCGGTCTGCCGCCATATCAATCATATGCTTCATTGGTATCTCCCATACAATCTTATATTTGTCTTTAATAAATTGTGGGACACAAGTGAGATGCTGAATGCTTCCTTTGTTTAAGATAATATTATCTTTCAACTCATTTGACCAAACACCGATGTCAATAAGTTCACGCATCATATGCTTGTTTACAATGGTATAATCTCCCGCATTTGTGCGCCTCGTATAAATATTACTCGTAAATGGCTCAAAACATTCATTGTTGCCCAGAATCTGTGCGGTGCTTGCCGTCGGCATAGGTGCAACTAACAGTGAATTACGTAGCCCAGTTGCTTTGATTTTCTCTTTGAGCGTGTCCCAGTCATATCGGTTAGAGGGCGTGACGCCCCACATATCAAATTGTAGAATTCCCTCGGATGCAGGACTACCTTCAAAAGTAGAATATGCACCACATAAATTTCCGCGACCAAGCCGTGCTTCTTGTGCAATCGGTTTCACCCTTTCAAATAGGGGTTTATCGGCTTCGGTAACATTGCCATAGATTCGACATAGGTCGTCCGTTGGTTTAGTGAATATATTTACTTCCCATTCGACATAATCATTTACCGTTTTCATATCAGCAATACGTTGTGTTGCTAACTCATTGGAACGCTCAAGGGAAGCATGGTATATGGTTTCAAAAATTTGCTTGTTCAATTCTGCTGCCTCTTCGCTATGGTAGGCTATATCCATTTTAGCAAACGCGTCAGCCAATCCTTGAACGCCAATACCAATGGGGCGATGGTAAAGATTACTACGCTTCGTTTTTTCTGTGGGATAATAATTTACATCAATAATTTTATTTAAATTTGATGTAACTACTTTAGTTACCTCATGCAGTTTTTCAAAATCAAAAGTATGTCTCAATTTAGATAATACGTCCGTAAAACCACCGATTGCTACACCATTATCTAACAGCAACGGAATTGTTTCGACAGCATATTTTGCTTTATACTCGGTAATTTCCTCTGCTGTATGCAGACAATGCTCGGTATAAACTATACCACGGCGGCGTAAGAGTGATTTTAATACTACACACCAATTACAATTTGCTTTAGTGTATATTTCTACATTATCCTTACTAAATGGACTAGATGTTACTTTGACAAAGTTAGAGAGGGCTATCGACGCTAAATTACATACAGCTGTTTCTTTATCATTGCTGTATTCAATAATCTCCGTGCAAAGATTACTTGATTTAATTGTTCCCAAATTCTTTTGATTACTTTTCTCATTGGCATGATCTTTATAAAGTAAATACGGTGTTCCTGTTTCCATTTGTGCGTCTAAAATCTTAAACCAAATACTTCTTGCCTGAACAGTTTTTATTGCCTTTCCTTCGTCACAATATTTTTGATATAATTTATTGAATTCTTCACCATAACAATCTGATAATCCAGGGCAAGCATCTGGACAAAATAATGACCACTCGCCATCATTTTTTACACGCTCCATAAAAAGATTTGGTATCCAAAGTGCATAAAATAAATCGCGAGCACGATTTTCTTCATCACCATGATTTTTTCGCAAATCCAAAAATTCTTCAATATCACCATGCCATGGTTCCATATAAATAGCAAAACTTCCATTTCGTTTCCCGCCTCCTTGATCAACATAGCGAGCAGTAGCATTAAACACACGAAGCATTGGAACTATTCCATTACTTACACCATTTGTCCCGCGAATATGTGATCCGGTTGCTCGAATGTTATGGATATGTAACCCAATTCCACCAGCCCATTTTGAAATCTGTGCACACTCTTTTAGCGTATTGTAAATACCATCAATACTATCATTTTCCATGCTAATTAAATAACACGAACTGAGCTGTGGACGAGGGGTAGCAGAATTAAATAAAGTCGGTGTTGCATGTGTAAAATATTTTTGTGACATGAGATCATATGTTTCTTTTATATTTGCTAATCCGTAAGCAGAGCTATGTGTAATAAAATCATTTTTATGAATCCCTAGAGCTACACGAAGCCACATGTGCTGTGGGCGTTCCACGACTTTATTGTTTATTCGCATAAGATAGGCACGTTCTAGAGTTTTAAATCCAAAATAATCGATCAAATAATCCCTCTCATATTCAATCATATTTTCGATAGCATCTTTATGCTCTTCAACAATATCCCAAACATCTTGGTCTATTAACGGAATATTTTTATCATGTATATCAGAAAAATGGTATAGTTTGTGCATAGAATTATAAAAACTTGCATCAGTATTTTTATGATTATTAGAGACAATAATACGACTAGCAAGAATACCATAATCTAAATGTTTAGTGGATAGTGAAGCACATTGCTCCGCAGTTAGTTCATCAATAATCATTGTTGGAATATCTGTATACAATTGATCTATAACCTTCATGATTAACTGACTATAATTAAGAGCTAACTGAGGTTCTCTATGTAATCCTAAAAGTTTTACTCTATTTAGGATTTTATCGAAAGAAACTTCTTGAGTATTTCCATTGCGTTTCGTTACTCGCATTTCTTGAGAAATATCCTTGTCACGAAGCATTATATATAATACAAGACTAGTATTTATGTGATTATTTATTTATATATTTTGAAAGAAAATATATTCAAAATATATATAATGAATAATCAATCCGCGACATTCTTAACTGTTTTTATATTATTAACTATAGCCCTTTCTAGTTCCGTAATTTCTATTTTAAATGCCAATAAAAAGGAAGCTTTTTCTGATGCCGGAGAATATCCAAAATCGGTGGATACACCTATATTACAATGTGATTATAAGGTTCAGCCTAATCCTGGTGTATCTGATTTGGGCGTTGAAGATATATATATGAATTATCCAACATTTCCGATAAATTCCTGTGCAAATAATAATGTTCGATATTGGAGAAAACCGACAAATGGACTGTGTAGTCCACCTGAACTTTGTGGTGGCTTATATGATGATACTGAACAAGAAGTTCCACCACCAACAACACCACCTAAATGGGATAGTGGAACACGTGTCAACTTTTATGAATATGGTCCATCAAAAAAATAATCATACTTTTTACACATAATAGCTATATATATGTTATTTTAATTCAGTATTAGCAATTATTTCGGTATCGATCGTAAATGTAATAGGCTTTAGATGCTTATCCGTTGTAATATTTTTGTTACATGGAATTGATGCAATTTTGCTTTTCTTATTGTTATTTGTTTCATTAGTAACACAACATTGATCTAATAATTTTTCTATATTAATACTACACTTTAATGGTGTTATTTGTTTTGATGCACTGGAAGATTTTGCACGGCGTTTAGGTGCGCGATGTTCATAACCACTTTCCTTTTCTTTTTGTATAATTTTCCAAAACGAATTTAACTCTGGTAGAACAGCATCAAACCAAAATGAATTACGTAATACTAATACACAACTAATTTCTTCTAGTTTCCAATATAAGTTCTGTATCCATGTCATACTTTCATATTTTTTCATCATAGTTGATTCCCATATTTCAAATTCTGTCTCTGTTTGAAAGAGTGGTGGATATTCATATATTGGTCTATTGTCTTTGTCAGCAAAATGCATAATAATACCTTTAAGCTTATCGTCTTTGCTAACAGTAAATGTTCCATCTGCTTTAAAATCATCAACACTATCATATTCTATAAATCTTGTTTCTAAAAAATCGCACTCTTCGAGTTTACAAACTTCCATTTGTATTTGCATTTGTATCCAATATTCTGTTTTTGGAATTCCTGTGATCTCCCTATTCACAATATTTTTCACCTCTAACATTCTTCCATATCGCGATGAAGTAGGTAATGTATTAATACCATCAGGAGATGCGGCAATATACTCGATATTTTCATGAGGAATGCAGCCAAAATCACTTACGCGTGTATTATATGTATGTTCATACCATAAAATAGACACTGGTTCATACTTATTTCCCCAATGCATTGGTGAATCTAGAGAGAACCTTTTAAATTTTTCTGTGTCTAAAGGAGAACATTTACTATATATCAAATTATTTTGTGAACCTGCCGTTGAAAACACCTTCCACAAACTACTTGCAGTAAGATACTTGTGTCTAAAATGATACCATTCATCTGTTCGTTGGTCAGGCTGCGGGACAGATTCTAAATATGCTATTTTTTCTTTCATTTTTTTGACATTAACAGCCCCATTTGTGTATGTATTTCCACACTCTCTTGGTGGAGCAGTGTTTAAATAATATAAGTCTAATCCTTTATTGATAATATTATATATCATATTATCAAAATTACTTTCATCTATATAATTACAGCTTATTATATTGTCACCCGTTTTATTGAGACATGTTTTATTGTTTGTATTATAAGAGCTTATAATATATTCCTTAACATCTTCTAGCTGCACAGTATATATTTCAAATATAATATCTACTAATAAATTTTGAAAATTTTGTTTTGTATACAATAATGGGTTTTCTGATAATGTATCATATATATTTTGATGTATGGATTCAAGTAATTCTGTATAGTCTAAATCGAATAAATATATGCTATCATCGTCAGAAGATTGCTCGGAATCATAAATTTCCATAATATATTGTATATATTATGGAAATATCTTTGTATCAATTTCATTACAGTTATTAAGTTATTATAAATAGAGATCTTACAATGGATAGTAATCATTTATTTATATTTTGTGCTTTTCGTTTTTTTTTGACCTTTTTGGCTTAGACAATGATTTTAGTGTATTTATTCTCTTCTCACAACGTTTTAATGTAAATTTTCTGGTTGTTTTTTCAAAATGAAGTGATGGAATATTTGTAATTGTTCCCAAATCTTTTTTATAATCAACCTCTTTTACACGCTGTAATTTTTCTTTATCTAAACATGCTACTAAATATTTTGTCAAGTTATTTGCTTCAACTACAGTTAATCCGTATTTATCTTGCAGTTTACTATTTACATAAATATTTAATTTTGATATTTTTGTAGTTTTGTCTAATCTACACCAAGGTTCTTTTTTATAATTTGCCGATTCATTATTTAATACAGAATCTATTGAAATTGCTGTTATTTCCTCTTTTGTTGTTTCCTCTTTTGTTATTTCCTCTTTTGTTATTTCCTCTTTTGTTATTTCCTCTTTTGTTATTTCCTCTTTTGTTGTTTTATTATTTATATTTAAAGAGATATTGTCTAGATTTATATCTGATGTGTTCATTATATATAATTATTTAATTAAGTTTAACTCTTTTATTATATATATATATTACATCTATATAACATGTCTCATACAAAAAGTATTACTCTTGGTAAAACACTTGTTGAACGCGTAAAAAACAATATTGATTTAGAGAATGAAACTCAGAGAACATGTATAAATACATTATATCTTACAGGCGAGTGTGATATACATCAAAAACAAATCATTTCATCTTTGGATAACAAAATTTCTGGATATAAAAATCAAGATATAAAAAAATATATACATGATAATGCGACATTAATTACTCGCGAAGAGTTATTGGAAAAACTTGTAGCTTCAAAATTAAAATGCTATTATTGTTCAGCGTCAGTAAAAATATTATATTCTAAGGTTCGTGAACCTTTGCAATGGACTTTAGATAGAATAGATAACGATAATAGTCATACTAAAGAGAACACTGTAGTAGCCTGCTTAAAGTGCAATTTAAAACGGCGAAGAATTGATGCTGACAAATTTTACTTCACTAAAAACTTGTCTATTAAAAAACAATCGTAATACCAAACCGCTATCAAAATTTAATATGTGCATATATTATACACATATCATGTCTTCTATATATACATGTAATAAATATCAAAAAGATATTTTGAATGATTATATTTATTATGGGTGGGGTAAATTATTAAAGGCGTATTCTACACAAATAAATAAAATAGGTAAAGAACGGTGTATTGAAGTTCCATTATGCGAGCAAACAAAATCAAAATTAGAATTACTGGGTTCTGCTCGAAAACTAATTATCCATGATTTATTTCAATGTGCGCAGTCTAAGCTTAAACTCACAAAAAAAGAAATATCGTATCGAGCGTTTGGTAGCACTAATATAACATCAGATTATGATTTAACTATCATTGGAGAGAAGTCACCAGAAATTGCAGAAATTATCTTCACCACATTCATTAAATTATTTAATGTAAATACAGTCTGGGCAATAGATACAAATATATATATCGGTGGCTATTTTACAAATTATAAATCGAATAAAACACTAGATAGCAAAATCATCATATATGATAAGCAAGCTAGACAACAAGAATTATTTACGTTATCTCCGACGACAATTTCTGCGCAAGTAATCATGCTTAAATTTGCTTTGTTAAAATTATTTGAAGCAAAACTTATTACTAGTGGGTTTTTTTTTAACGGAATAGAATATAATCATATCCGTGATCTACATGAATCTTTAGTTGGTAATTTACAACAAGAAATGTTATCCTATAGCAAACCACTGTCACATTCGAATGAACATAATGATATTGTTGGTAAATACCGGCTTATGTTTAGGTATGGGAGAGAATTATACAAAAATTATATTTATGATAAATATACTGTTGATGAAACAAAGATGTTTGAATTACTTTGTAAAACAAACTACTACGCGATAGACTCTTACTATACACACGGCGCAATTAATTGCGTTGTGTTTGAAATTCAAGGGAATAAACAGTTTAAAAAAAACAAGGGCTATTTAAAAAATCTACCTGCAATTGATTACTTATGCACAGTTATTGAAAATATAGGGGATTTGACAAATAATATACAAAAAGAAAATACTCATGCAAATAAAAAGGGTCTGCTATTAAAGTATTCAAAATATATTTATCGAATCTATTATGCAATGGCGAAATTACAAAAACTAAATAAAATCCACAGCTCAACCAATTTCACTGTTTTAACTTCTCGTATTAAAAAACATGTTCTTGCATTCAGAAATGATTCTATTAATAATAAAAATATTTCATGGAGTTTGTTGCAATACAAAGATGCCGTTCCAATTAAACAAATCATATCACAAATCGTCAATGATATTTTACCGGTTATTTTTAAAATTTCTTTAAATAATATGGCATTGACATACTCTAAAAAAAAATCTACACGAAGAAAGCCTAGAGGATCAAAATGTAAAACAATTCGGAAAAAGAAACTTCATCGTAAATACAAGAAATGATAATATAGTATATTAAAATATGAAAGGATTCATATATTATTAATATAGCAATAAATAATATAGTATTTTTATATATGTGGTTCAAATCTACTGATATAAAAAATTTATCCCCTATATATTTACCTGATATACATGGTTATATATTACCCCATGCAGGCACATCGCATTCAGGAAATATAATTAGTCATACATTGCGTTTTAGACCAAAACGACAACCAAAAAAAATTTATGTATTTTATATGCCAGTTTCTAAAACACCAAATGTTACTATCTACAAAGGTAATACAGAAACGGGTGAATATTACCATGAATTTTATGTGCCATGGAAATCTTTGCAAAAAATATTTCCTAAAACTGAAATAATTGGCTGCAATCTTCGTGATACTGGGGCAAAAGAAATTTTGCTCGATATAAAACAACACAAAATATTGTCATCTGATATAATGATTGTTGGAAGCGTAGATTTTTCACACCATATGCCAATGCAAAAAGCAATTAAGTTAGAAAATTGTGCTGCACATGCAATAATGCATCGGACTATTCATGAAAGTTTACCTTGTCTTAAAGTTGTTGACCATATAAAAACGATTAAGATAATGTATAATGTGCTTGATGTTATTGTGCCTCATGCAATGTTACAGTGGATAGGTAGAACTCGCAGCCATAGTAATTTGCCATCACATGGTGTCGGTTATTTAAGTTTTCTTATTCGAGAATCCCCGAAATTTTTAAGTGTGTCACGTATTTCGAATCATAAACATAAGTTGCCTGATGGGTTTTTTGTGACAGCGTATGATAAAAATATGACCGCGCGAGAATGTTTAGGTAACACCCGTTATTGGAGTCAAGATGCTGAACGAAAACTTGTTTCTGATGTTATAAAAAAAGCCAAAACCACAAGCAGATTAACTGGTGGAAGATATTTAGACATTCCTGTTTCAAATTATACAATTACTTATCTTTACAAAGATAAACATCAATTTATAAGAGGATGGCATGCTATGATGAGTGATGCACTTTACTTACCAGATGTATTTTTAGAGAACACATATAATAATGGACAATGGATAAAACCGAAGGATACATCCTGGAAACCAGGTAATCTGTTTCATTCTGCACAAACATTGCGTAAGTTAGAGAGAAAAGCTAATGTAACTCGAAAAAAACATAAAGGTAAAAATGAAAAATTCGTTAAAGTATTTTCTACTACTATTTTTCATAAAAAAATATAATATATTATATATATATATGTCTGACCCTAAAACCAGAGGCAGGGTAGGAGAGCTCACATCGGGCACGTTAAAAGGCACTCGGAGATTTCCCTTCTTAAAGTATGGACAAGGCTATGCTAAGAAGCGAACGCGCACCCCCCAAAATGATATTATGACCCCAATAAAGAATAGTGCAGATGATGATGAAGATGAGGATATCTTAGACTTAGAATATAGCTTTTATAAAATGAAACTTATTGATGATATCAGGGAATATAAAGACAAAATGAATAACAGACTCAAAATGAAAATGGAGGCAGAGAAAGCTGCTAGTAAAGCCCGAACTCCATCTGCACAAATGAAACCAGATAAAAGAGTTCAGGATTATACAGACCAATACAAAGGATATCGTAATATGTATTTTGCAAAGTTAAGAGAAGCAAAACGAGCTGGATTAACAAGAAAAGATATACATGACCAGCTCAAAGGTAATTGGGGAGGCAGTAAATATACTCGCCGTCGTTCTAAACGCAAACTTTCCACGCGTAGACGTTCTAAACGCAAACGCTCCACGCATAGACGTTCTAAACGCAAACAAACAAAAAGATTACGTCGCGCATAAGAAATTATATACAAAACACAATCTTTACTATTTATTATAGTAAAAATTGAAAGAAGTTATTCAATATAATCATATTTATACAGTAAGAATGCAGACTTTTACAGTTATTGGAATCTTCCTTTTACTTGCGTCATGTGATGCCAGAACTAGGCGGCGACGACGTAATATGTATAATGATAGACCATGTGGACCTGGTCAACAGGCAATTTTATCAAAAAGTAAAAAACTAGTATTGCTCTGTGAACAGTGTCCTAAAAATACCTATCGCCCTGACACAAAGCATTCTATGGAAGCTTGTATTAAATGCGAGGCTGGAAGAGTTTCAAGCGAAGATTTTACGCATTGTATAGGTGATATTTGTCGAGCAGGTACATATGGGGCAAGCGATTCTACAACTTGTTCATCGTGTGAAATTGGTAAATATTCTATCGATGGACAATTTTCGTGCACTGATTGTGAAAGTGGGAGATATAATAATGACTCGGGTCAAGGTAGTTGTAGTGGAGAAAAATGTCCAGGTGGTAAATATGGTCTAATCGGACAAAGCGAAAAACAACACGCTTTTTGCACAAAATGTCCCGAAGGAAAATGGTCTTCTGACGGAAGTTCACAGTGTAATGTATGTGCCTCGGGAAAATATTCTCGAGAAAATGCAGATACATGTGTCAGCCATGAGAAGTGCTCACGGGATATGTATTATACGTCTTTGCCTTCTGCAACTTCAGAAAAAATTGCGTGCTCAAAATGTATACATTATTCAAAGCTATATTTCTACGGTTTTGTGATTTCTTGTATAATTCTCGGAGTTAACATTATTCTATATCTTTACAAACGAAAGAATAAAGGTTATATTGTAATCATGTTTGTTCCAATTATATGGCCACTTGCTTGGTTATTAAATCTAAACTATTGCAATGGAAATCCTAGAGACGGCAAAGCAATTATAAGTATTATATTTAATGTATTCTGTATTATACCTCTATCAAATGTAATTCTTGATGAATGCAAGCGCAAAGATAAATCGCATTTTGAAACCAAACATGCTAAACCATCTATAGTTTGTAAAAATAGTCTTGGGAAAGATATGGTATCTGTTTAGTT